CCAGACCCGCTAATACGCTGGCGTTATTTCCTAACAGCGTCAATACGCTAGTAATTGCACTCCACGCGCCAGTATCGCCAATCCGCTTCATCAACAGCGTCCACTCGGTTTGAATCCGATTGATCGCTTGAGCAAACGTCGTTGAAGACGAGGCTAAGTTGCCGTACTCTTTCTCCAACTGTGTCGCGAAGGGCAACAAGACATCGGCGCTGAGTTGTCCGGCCTCCATTAACCTCAGCATTTCATTCGTACTGATGCCCAAACCCCGCGACATGATCTGCAAGGCACCCGGAATCGCCTCGGCCAACTGCCCTTTCAACTCTTCGGCATAGACCTGGCCCTTGGACATGATCTGGCCCAAGGCGCGAAAGGCGCGTTCGGTGGTGACGGTATCGCCCCCCAACACCGCCATCGTGGAAGCTGTCGCTTCAAAGAGTTTGCGCGTCGCTTCACCTTCGAGATTGGTTTCTTTCGCGGATGCAGATAACTTGACGTAGTTATCCGCCAAATCCAATACCGACAAACCAAACTTCTTGGAGACTTCTTCGAGATAAGTAAACTCGCTGACCGCCCCTTCGGCAGACCCTGAAATGGCCTGCAACCCACGCATCAGCGTCTCGACTTTCTTGTTAATATCAACAAACGAAGTCGCCAGATTGGTGAGCGCTTGTTGTCCTTCAAACGCCGCACGAATGCGTAAGGCTAATTCCAGATCGTTCGAGGCCATTAGACGGTCATCAACTGAATGGAGAGATAATAAGGGTCCGTATCGGCATGGGGGGCAATATGCCGAACCGGCTTGGCATTAAAGCCATCCTCACGAAAGGCGACCGTGAAGGTGCGACCGTCATTCAAGGTCAAGGTCATGGTTAATTCCGGCGTCGAGGCTTTGGCGTACAAGGCTTTGACTGTCGCTCGATCCATCCAGATCAGACTGTTGGAACCGGCGAGTTCGGATTGCGATTCCGGCTTGGAGTTGAGCGTGATGGGACGACCCGCCAACTTGGTTTGTTCCTTTAGAATCGGCGCACCCGTCAAGGAATACTCGGTAGAACGCTCAACCGGCGTCCATTGAAACTCGTCATTCCAGATCAGATCACCATCCAACACAATCGCATCCAGCGTGATATTGGGCATATCGACTCCTTGCGTTTAACAGAACTCTCCAAGGGGGCATTGCACCCCCTCAGAGTTCATCACTGATCAATCAATGATCACGAGATTTCCTGATAGATGAACGGACTGGTATAGCCGTTATCACTATCGGTCACGAGCGTACCGGACAAGCCGAAGGTAATAAATTCCTTACCCGCCACATCCAACTCGCCGCTCGGAGTCAGCACGGCCAGCGGACACACGATGGAGACCTTCTTCTGATTCGCCAGATTCTTGCCTTCCATGCGCACAAAGGCGCGAATTTCCGTAGTGGTCGCGGCGAGAATTTGCTTGCCACTCAGCGCCGCATAGGCATAGGAGACATTGAGGCTCTGACCGTCGGTAATATCGCCGGTGGACAACGCCTTGATCATGCCACTGGTGGTGTCGATCTTGTAATCGCCGGTGCCATCGGTATCCAAGGTGTAGGTAACGGTATCCGTAGCATTCTTCACCACCACAGAAGACAAACCACGATGAGCCAGCTTGACCCAACGATCAAAGACCGCTACCGCGACTTCGGGAGCGCCGACCAGAACCGAACCCGACGCCGCCGACAAATCCGACAGCGTACCCAACAAAGCGTATTCCAACACCTCTGGATCCGCTTCATCGGTTTCGATGGTCAGCGTCGAGACGCCCGGAAACACCACGGAATCCAGCGCCTGACCAAAGGAATCCCGCATGTACGAGATTCGGTCAATCTTCTCGGCAGAACCCGGATTGACACTGAACGATGTTGCGTTAATCGGGCCATGCTCGCCCGTGCGAACGCCATTGACAATCCGATCAATAAACACATTGCCTGCACAAATTAAACCGCTCATTGAGAGCCTCCAGAAAGAATATAACGAGTACGAAAGGCGAGGGGATAAAACCCAAAGCCTGCATCAAATTCAGGATTGGGTGCGGAAGCCATTTGCAACGCTTCGTAGCCTTCACCCGGCGTCCACCCCAACAACGATTCCACAATCGCGGTCAACATCGGCCCCGCTTCAAACCGAGAATCGATACCACTGAGTTGCGATCCGGCATTCCGAACCACGGTAACAACGGTCACGGTCTCCATCAAGGCGACTTGATTCCGCCGTTGCTCAGCAATCTCCAACTCTTGCGGAATCACATAGATCGAGTGGTTGTACTGACGCGGCATCCCTTGAATGCTCGCCGCCCGCAAGATCAGCCAGGTGTCGTCCATCAAGGACTTTAGCCGAGCTTCGATCAGGCTCTCCAGTTCGTAAGGAACCATCACCAGACCAACCGCGTGAAGACTGTTGCCGGTGTCGTGTAAGCGATTGCCGCATGTGCTGTCGCTGTTGTGTCGAGTTGCACCAAGCCACGGGCGACATCCTTCAACCAGAAACAACCGACGTTGTACCGATCCTGCACCAACTCGGTGGGCTGATCCTGATACAACCGATACCGCGCAAAATCACAGGCCATGCCCACGAGATTGCGCGGCGGATTCGCCAGCGGCACGGGATACTGCTCCCGCAAGTAACCGTCGATGTGCGAATCGGCGAATTGAATCGCCTCTTCAATCACCCCATCATCGGGCAATCCATCCCGATCCCGGTCACTCAACTGAACGATCTCGTTCTCGCCAAAGGCGTTCAGCAGATCGTTGTAGGTGCAGTAGCTCATACCGAAGGTCGCTCAGTCATCAATCGGTCGCAATAATCAGCACAGCCGAAGGCCGGGTGCAGACCATCACGCAGTTGGTCTGGATTTCCAGATACCAACGACGGTTATCGGCGCTCGCAATCGCCTGTGGGAAGTACGGCGTCCCCATCGCACCTGCGCCCACGGTATCCAGGGTGTCGGCTGGAGCGAAGGCTTGAATCCACATATTAGGAACGCCTTCGGGGACAATGCGGGCGGTTCCGGTCGGAATCACCACGGTGCCTGTGCCGCGATAGCGTTCCCAAGTCACGCCGCCGAAGTTGACCATCTCGCGAGGGTCATTACGCAGGTCTTGAGCCATCGCGTAGTTGAGCAAGGTGGCCTTGACCGCCGCGTTCTCGATCAGTTTGCTCCAGAACGCATCGGAGCAATAGGCATGAAGCCCACTGAACGGAATCCCATTCAGCGCGGTTTCCATCGGCACGATAATCTTGTCGAAGATTTCCTTGCGGGTCTTGGTCGCATCGGTGTTCAGCGCAATCTGCTGAGAGGCCGTGACGTTACCGAACGCATTGGTGGGTGTCACCAAGCAAGCCACACGCAGACTCTCGTGCGTCAGATCGATGTCCCGCCGCAAGCGCATCATCAACTCGTCCCGACGCATGTTAATGATTTCCACCGCCGCATTGACGCCCGCGCCCCGCGCATTCAGTACTTCATCGGCATACACGCTACCATCCGCCCGATAATGGGTGGTGGTGAAGGTATGCACGTTGCGCCGTTCGAGGGTTTCAATCCGAGAGGGCGTTCCACGAGGCACCCCGGCCAGAATCGTTGCGCCATTCGTCGGTTGCTCTTCGAGAGCGAGAACCGTAGAAGTCAGCGCCCGCGATTCAAAGACGCTTGCCAGACGACCCGGAATGTACGGGGCCTTGGCAATCGAGGCGAGCAGATTCTCGCGGGTAAAGTAATCGCGAAAAATATCCATGACTTAACTCCTCACCTGCACGCCATTGGCGGCGAGTTGACGATAGGCTTCACTCTTCTGCGCGGCAGTCACGGTCGATTTCCACTGCAAGGAAGCCGACTTCACTTCGGCATCACGCACCACAACCGTAGTGGTCGCTGTCGTCGAGGTCGCATCCGCCGCTGCCGTAATGACGCCATAGGCTTCATTCGTCCCATCGACGGCCAGTGGGTCCCACAACTTGCCTTGCGGCGCGGTATAACCCGCCACAATGATGTTGAAGTAATCCCCCAAGGTCATCGTGCCGCCGTTCGCCAACGTGAAGTTGACATGATCAGAGGTGAAGGCGGTCGCAATATTGCCTTCCGCTACGGTGCTGCCATTCGGGGCAATCACTTCAAACGCACCGGTCGCCGCAGTCGCCAACACCCGGACTTTGTAGGTACCGAGTTGCGCATACTTGCCGAGAGTGACACCCGACACCGTACCCGAACCCGTACCGACCAACACCGGGGTTCCCCCCGCAGTCACTACGACGGTAAACACGTCGCCGGTGGTCATGGTGCCGCCATTGGCGATCAGGAAGGACAGATGATTCGACTTGTACGCCGTTGCCACCGCGCCATTAGGAAGAGCGGTTCCGTCAGGAGCCACGACGGTAAACGCGGCAGTCGCGGAGGTCTGCGTCAAGGTAATGACGTAGCTGCCCACCTGGACATCCGGGCCAAAGGTCAGCCCGGTCATGACGCCAGAACCGGTGCCGACAATGGTCGGAATCGGCGCAGCGGCTTGGCGCTTGCTGACCAGACCAATCACCGAACCGGCAACCAGCGATCCCGCACCCGAAGCGAGGGTGACATCTTCATACGACCGAGTGCCCGAATCACTCAAGATCGCTTCATACGGACGATACGGCTCTGCATACGTCGCCATCGTTATTTACTCCCCGCCACTTGGGCAAACAGTTGTGTCGCAAAATCCTGTTCCGACTTCGAGACTGCGCCAGTCGGCGTGGTGTCTTTAAAGTAATCGGCCTTCAATGCGGGCTTCATCGAGCGCAAATCTTTCGCGACCGCACTAAACGAAGCGTCACTCATGTCGAGATAGGGCTGAGCGGCTTCATCACTCCACTCGCGATGTAGATCACTGAACAGCGCCTTGACGGCATTCCGTCGAACCTCAGCCTTAAAGGCGTTGAGTTCGTTTTCAAGCGACTGCGCTTTTTCAGTGGCTAACTTAGCTTGTTCGGCTTCTACAGATAACTTTGCTTTCAAGTCCGCCAAGGAACTTTGATAGTTGTCCTGTAGTGAATTCAGCTTACTCTGCAAGTCGATATTCAAAGCCGACAGGCTCTCTAGCTTCTTTTCAGAAGCTTCGTTTATTACGTTTTCAGTAGGCACAATATTCTCCTGGAGTCGCATCAATAATTGGTCAGTTGTTTCAATACGATCCACCAATCCAAGAACCAACGCTTTATCCGCAACAAACATTCCGGCTTCGGTCGAGCGAATGACGGAGGGTGTCAGCGCGGGACGATGTTTAGCGACGGCTTCTACAAAAAGATCATAGTAATAATCGACGCTAGCTTTAAAACGGTCATACACTTCCTTTGGAAGTGGCGCATACGGATGTCCATCAATTTTCTGCTCACCGGCATAAATATGAGTGACGTGTACGCCTTGCTTTTCCATCGCTTCGGAAACATCGATATGCCGCATAACCACGCCAATCGAACCAACCAAAGCTGTAGAGGTCATCGATAAAGAATCGGCAGCACTCGCAATTAAATAGGCGGCGCTGGCGGCGCAATCAGAAGCAATAGCATGAATCGGCTTAATTCCACGCGACAAATAAACTTGCTCTGCAAACTGGAAAGCGCCAGAGACTTCTCCGCCAGGAGAATCAATATTCAACAGAATAGAAGAGACTTGCGAGTCTTGAATGGCTTTGGATAACTGGTTTCCTAAATCTTCGTACCCTTGGATACGAGTCGAGTCAGGTGACATCCCGACACGATGTGCCAAGATACCCACAACATCAATAATCGCCACGCCACGAATGACGCGATAACCCTGATAATCACGATTCTCCTGTTCATTGATGATGTACGCTTCGTGCTTTGGGCTATCCAACCCAAAACGAGCGCTTAATCCACTGATAATCATGTCCAGCTTGGCTGGAGCAATCATCAATGGAACGTCAAAGATTTTAGCAGCCACATGTGGATAGCGAAGCTCAAAGCTCATTGGACCACCCAAAGCTTTGCCATTAATGATGGCGTGGCAAACGAGAAGAAAAGAGGTTTCGTGTTCATGGCGATAGTAAACACGAAGGGTATTGCGAGGTTCCATAAAAAACCCGCACTTGGCGGGCTTTAGCGTGAAGGTAGTTCACTCCTGCGTATCGAGCAGTCTTCGGCGTGAACTCACCAGAGAAGGAGGCTCCAGTGATACTCGCGGCGTCGGTTATTCAAGAGCGGTAGAAAGGCACAAGCCACGCTCTTCCGTCACACAACCGCTGGACGGTGAATCGAGTTGAAAGTGGGGACATGGCAAAGGATGGAGTTGTCCGCTGCGTTGACACACCGAGGCATAACACAATGGACGATTCAATTCTGTCTTGATCAACATCCGTTGATGATCTTGACAATCCCAACAGCTAACACCCATGCAAATGATTCCAGGTCACTTGCAATGAAGACTCAATCAATCGGCGATGGTCACGATCTTTCACGCGAGGGACTTCCATCGATAACATGGTGTCGCAACGCTCATTGGTACAAGCAATCCAGTATGATTGCCATGTCGCATCTTCATCGACCATAGTCCAATCCGCTTCGGCAGACTGCCAACAGAAGGAACAAGGAGCTAAGTTCTTCATACGCATTGACTCGCATCGAACAAATACTCAACTTGCGCCGCAAACTGCTTAACCAGCCGAGTGAGTTCTTTCGGACGATCTACGGCCCATCGCTCAGTTTCGAGTACCAAATACGGACCGGCTCCGCAATGCTCCATGGATAGGGTGAGGGTCTGACCAACATCAGACACACCACCATCACCATCTTGTATATAAACCGCAGTGACTGACATGAGAGTAGGTTTCATACGCGCCTCCCGATTAATAATCCCAATCCAGCCAACAGCAATCCTGCTGTGCCTGGCTCCGGTATCCGAGTCGGTTGTGGACAGTCCTTTTCCGACTCGGAAATGCACTCGATGCGGAACAGCTTTTGCGTTCCATCTATCGAATAGGGCGGAACCGGCCCTGCTGATCGAGTGAGTGCGTACTTGGCTGGCTTGATCGTGATGGGTTCATACAACGCCCAAGCCGCCACGGCAAAGCCAAAAAAGAAGCCTGCCGATAATCCAACCAAGAACAAAAAGGTCTTCATCCGGCCATCTCATCGGCCATGTTGTTGAAGGCCACCGCCATACTCCGCAACCACTCTACGATATTCGGTTGTTGCTTCATCTGCTCTTGAATAATCGACTGCACTTGGGGTTTAGTCTGCGGCATCGTGGTTATGCCAGCCACTTGCTTCTTTTGCTCCAAGCGATGACGTTTGATCAAAGCCTGGCCTTCGCTCGTCACCTGATACACAAACTTCCGATGAGGATTCTCGATCATGAAGATCAAGCCAAACAGTTCCATGCGCTGTAAGGCATTGCGTAAGGTGGTGCGCTTCATTGTCAACGCCTCCGCAATCTCTTTCGCGGAACGGGCCTTCCCATCAGACAAATACTCCAACACCGACAGGGCATTACTGGATAAGTCAGAAGCGTTCATGTGTTCTCCAGGCGAGTATGCTCACGAAATTCGGTCAGTTCTTCTTTAAAGGATTTCTTCTCTTCCAGCATCGCCGCCGCCGCCAATTGTAACGAGTTATCATTTACATACACACCGATGCCAACCAAGTGTTGTTCGAGGACATCACCGATCTGTGCAACGAGTGAAGGAACATATTTAGATTTATAGAAGAAGCCTCCGCGTGGATCGAACACACTGCGCAACTCTTCAATCAAGAAGTTCACTTCGCCGCCATGCCGAAAGATCGCACTCACAATCCGCGTGAAGGCGACAATCCATTGAAAGTGTTCCATCGACTTGGAGTTAATGAACACCTCGAAGGGTATGAGTTGTCCATCGACTTCAATGTTGTTAATCGTAATGTACAAGGCGTGTTCAGAGAGCGGCGTCTTGATCTTGTAGGTGCAACCGGATAAAACTTCGGAACGCTCGATCAGAGCAGGAATCAACTTCGTATCAGCCTTCACTTCGGAGGAATCCACGACGGATTGACTAACAATTGATTGCGTAATACAGATCATCAGGTTTCCTTGTTGACTGAATGTAGAGTATACAACATTAAGTCGTTATTTCAAGCCGGATGATCGATGCAGCCCACGCTATCGAGCATCACTTCGAGATCGCGTTCGTTGAAGACTTCGGAGATGAGATGATGGTTAATATCCACCTTCATCATCAAATCATAGTCAAAGTCTTCTTCCGACACATCCAACTGCAATTCTTGTTGTAGTGGATCGGAGTA